GAGTCACGAGTCCACATTGAATGATGGTATTTGTTATCAGTGTATTCTCCACACAACTTACTTAGAATATCTTTTGGATTATCATCTCCCCAAATCATGTTAGGACTCTTGTAAGAATAGTCGTGGTGATTAAAAGTATCAAACCAATAATTTTTTACACCTATACTATTGAAATAATTATCCCAATGATTTATTTGTGTAGATAGTCTTTGTACCTCTGCATTATGATCATAGTGTTTTTCTCTCATATAATCTCCAATCTTTTTTTGATTATGTTTTACTGAGTATGCTACAGTTCCCCACTTATTCTCTTTTGGTTTCCAAAACTCTCCTCTTGAGGTTGATGTAATTCCCCACAACACTATCACCTCATCATATATTTTATAATCATCTGTATTAAAATATTCCTCCGCTAATCTCATTGATGATGGATTAGCAGATCCACCAAAAGAAAAATTAATATTTTTATATCCATGTCTCTTTGAAAGAATATTTCTAAAAGAATATTTTTCATCAAGTTCATCACTCATAGTGCTAAAGAAATCATCCTCAGACATACCCTCCGATGGATAAAAAGATCCCTTACCCTTTGTCCAACTACATCCAAAAGTTATGAGTGCCTTTACGTCCATGAGATCTGCTTATCTAACATGTCTGCAAGAAGAATATGACACTCTCTATTAGGATGATGAGTGATTGGGTTCACTAGATTATTTTTATGTAAAAATTTTATTCTATCATCATCTAAAGACCACTTTGAATGATGGTATCCATTCATGCTTGAATTACAACCCATATCAATACACAAATTGCTCATCAAATCTCTTGGTTTTTTGTGTGGCATAATCATATTAGGACTATCATAAGTGTAATTATGGTGATTGAAAGTATCAAACCAATAATTTTTTACCCCGATCATCTTAAAATAATTATCCCAATGTTGAATTTGAGTAGATAATCTTATCACCTCCGTATCATGATTGTAATGCTCTGTTGCCCACTGTAGGTTTGGAAGTTTGGTCAGATGAAAATTCTTATATCGATTCTTTTTATTATCCCACACATCTAACCTCGCTGTAGAAGTGATACCCCATAGAATGATGACGTTATTATATTTTTTATAGTCATCTGTATTGAAATATTCTTCCGCTAATCTAAATTGTTTTTGGTTTGATGAACCACCAGCTGCAAGATTTATGTTTACATAATCATGTCTCCTTGATAGTATAGTTCTGAAACCATACTCATCAACCTCTTGAGGATCATGTTTCTGCATCTCTTGTCCAGACATTTGTGTGTACTTTGAGATGTTAGGATCGTACCAACTGAATTTACCTTTAGTCCAACTACATCCAAATGTTATAAGTGCATTCATGTTTTAGGTAGGTTAGGTCTAAGGACATTCTTTCTAACATATTCTCTGAACGACCATCCCCAGTTCCAAACATGCATGTCATATAATTCTGGTGGTAGATCTACAAGACCAAGAGATCTTTTCAATCTTCTTACCCAAAAAGAATTATTTTTATTTGAATCACGATTACCAAGTTGAAAACCTTTATCAAATATCATATCGATTTTATCTTGTATTGAATACTTACCATGTGTTGTCTTGATTGTAGTGGGGTCATACCACCAAGCTCCCTCAGGCATCCATGCAGGTGATTGAAGTGCTCTATCCCATGTATCAGGGTCTTTCACTTCATTCCAACCCACTCTGTATATTTGATGTTCATCTTGTATACCTGTGTAGGGTCTGATCTCTTTCAATAAATCATAACACTCTTCTAATATCTGATCGTAAGTACTATTCTCATCAAAGTGACCTGCCTGTGGGTGTCTTTTATTCCTTGCAACCTTTGACTTGGGTGATGTAAGATCGATTCCTATTGTCTCCCAGTTGTGTATCCTACTCCACTTCAAACCAGTTAGTTGTCTGGCACAATCAAATGATATTTGATCTCTATTAGATCCTATCTTACTATACTTCCACCACAGATCATGAAACTCTTTCATCTCATCATCTACTTGTCTCCATAAACAAGTCAATACAGGAGAGCAATACTGTTTGAAATCATAATCAACTTTTCTCAATGCATCAACAAGTTCAATGAACTGTTCTCTTGTATTGAAGTTAGCACCAAACCCCTCCATAACTTCATTGTGAAATGTAAACCTATGTGGGTGCAGCATATGAGTCAATGGCACTTCTTTTAGTATTGCTTTACTCTTGTCCACCCACTCTTTGGTGTGAACATAACACCCATCTAACCATACTGTCTTGGAACCATTTGGGAATAACTTATGAGGACATAACTTTGCAAATGCAGACAACCTTCTAGGGTCTCCTTCTACCTCATCATATACAAAGTCTGGTATATCTCTAAACTCCCATGCTCCTTTCTTCTCTACCTTACCATCAGTAAAGCAAACATACTTCACGTTCGGATCGTAGTACATATCATCAGGTATGGTATCATACCAATTTGTTATGCTAGTATAGATTATGATTTGATCCCTATCAGGATCATCCCACTCGATAGCATACGAATACACACCAGCATCACCAAAGAAAGGTTGACTTGTGATACGATCTGTTCCAGTCCTATAATATTTTTTCCAATCATATAAACCAGTCACTTCAGTAAGTAAATCTACGAACTCAACAATATCAACATCTTCATTATGGTATTTGTAATCACCACACCTATTGTTCCACCATTCACCATTAGGTTTGGCATCAGTAAATTTATTGAGTAAATCTCTTGAGTATATTGTCTCACATTTCTGTGGGCATAATTGATAAGCAACAGAGAATGATAATTGATCTCTTATACCACCCTTGTTATACCACTCCCACCACATATTATTGAACTCATGATCATTCCAACTTCTCCAAATGATAGTGCATAGTGGTGAGAAGTATTCTTCAAAATCAAAATCAGTCTCTGATAATTCTATAGTAAATTTTAGTATATCATCGGGATCTACCCACCCTCTACTCACATACTCTGCACACTCTTCAAGATAGGAATGTTTGTGTGGGTGCTGCATATATGTGAACCCACCTCTACCTATTATCTCCTCACTCAATTTCTTGAAGTCATCGTTGAGAAGGTGAACTTTAGATGCATCAATGTATACGCTAGGTCCGTCAAAAGGACACAAGATTTTATCTTTTCTACTACTCCTTACAGGATCACCTAAATCCTCTACCTCTGTAATAACTTGCACCCATGATGGTGCTTGAAGATTCTCAATATAATTGTTAGTGTTTATAGTATAATAAATCATAAGACTCCACTCTTACTCATAAGAAAATCATGATCATACTTTGTATATAGTTTGGGATGTAGACCTGTAATTTTTTTCAACTCTTGAAGTAATTCATCCTTCCTTTGGTGCTGTTTTATATCTCCTCTCTGTGGATGTTTACCCACTCTACCAAACTTATTATGATAACCTAAAGGTATACCTGACTGCTCTCTATTCTCTATGATAGATGGTATCACATCTGATTCTTTGAGTGCCATATCAAATGCAATCTGATCTCTGTTACATCCTACAAGTGACCACTTATACCATGACTCATTGAACCTATTGATCTCTGGTGATATTGTCCTCCACAATATTGTTCCAAGTGGACTACTATATTTTTTAAAATCGTATCCTACATCTTTCAACTTCTGTGTCAATAGTATAGCATCATCAAAGGAGAAGAATGCACACATGAATCCCTCTAGTATCTCATCATAGTATGTGAATCTTGATGGGTGTCTCAGTATAGTAAAAGGGAAACATGTTCTACTCATCCTTAGAAACTGAGGTGTATGTTTATAGCATGCATCAATCCATATTGTTTTTGATCCACTGGGAAAAAATAGATGTGGATTCGCTTTGGGATAAAATGATAGTCGTCTTGGACAATCAATATCAACATCCAGTTTAATATACTCCCATGGTGTAATAGATGTGTCTATCGTACCATCATGGAAACAAACATATCTTACACTAGGATGATAGTAATCCGACACCAGATTATCATACCCGTTTGTAATGCATGTGTATACTATTATGTCCCCCACATCTGTGAACGTATTAGAATTGAATGTTCTTTTTTCTACAGGTAATATCTTACGTATAGTATCAACAATATCACCTGTAGGTTCATGTAACTTATATGATTCACCATATGATTTTACTCTAGTGCTCTTAGTCATATCAATAGCAAGGTCTACTCTATGTGCCTTGACCACAAGGAACTCTGCAATAGAACTCGATACCTGATCTCTGTTTACACCATTGTCATACCATTCTCTCCAGACCTTACACCACTCTGTAACTTGAGGTGTCAATCTCCTCCATATTACACAGTTGATTGTTTGATCATAGAACTTGACTGGAAATTTTACATCCTTGATACGTTTACACATATCAAATATTTCTTCTCTTGTAGAGAAACCATGGTAATATAATTTCTCAAATTCTTTGATTAGAGTTCTCTTGTCGGGGTGTCTTTGGAGAACAAAGTCATGCTCTTCAAAAATTACTTTAGAAAACTCTATCAGTTCTTTTGTTATGACATATGATGCATCTATCCAAACAGTAACTGTGTCAGGATGAAAGTATAAGTGAGGACAATGTTTAGGATGATATGATTTTCTTACTGGACACTCTTCATCAATCTCAATCTTTATATACTCCCACCCATCTGCATCTGGTTTGTCGCCATCATAAAAACATATGAATTTTACATCTGATTCAGGTGGTGGTGATAATTTATCATACCCATTGGTAATCGAGGTGTAAAATATCATCCATTCAATTTATCTTTTGGTTTCAATTGTCCTGATAACTCACCTAATTTTCTATTAGTAACATCACCTGGTTCACGAGAGAACCATCCAGTTGCTATGTATTTTGGTACACTACCTGTAAGGAATGCTCCTCTGTGTACATGAGTATAGGTTGCTGGCCACAACACTATTGTACCTTTCTTTGGTTGAAATGATATCTCTTGATGAAAGAAATCTGTTCCTCCACCATTTTGAATAGGAATATCATTTAGATAAATCATCCATGTCAAAACTCTATCACGATATAAGAAAGCACCATTCTCAGAATGCCATACATGATATCCACCACCAGAATTTGTCTTCTGCACCTTACATGTCCAAGAAGAAACAGGATCTGATGAATCTAAAATACCTTTCCATTTATTTGCATAGATTTCAAATGCTCCACCCACTGCTTGGTTGACTTGCATGGCAAGGGCAGGGTCACAAATCTCAAGATATAATTGCTGATCTTTCCTACCAAGGTCACCTTTCTTTCCAAACTGTTTGCTTCCATCACTTGTAGGAGATAGCGTAAGTTCTTTACCATCCACCTCTGTTACTTTGACTTCCTCTATATGTTTCTTACTATACCAAAACTCAAAAGAATCTATTATGGCATCACAAAAATCCCACTTGACAAAATTATCAAACACACCTATGGCACCATGATCAACCATACCTTTGAACTCAGGTTGTTTGAAATCATCTATTACAACTTCAGGCACCATGTTGTGCTTCCTCCTTTCCTTGATTTATGTAGACTACTGGTGGTATTCTACCACAATATTCGTCTAATTGCATCACTTCCTCTATCTTTACATCAGCACCTTGCTCTCTCCAAAAATTTGTAAGAGCGTGATTACTATTCTTATGAAAAATCTCAATGTGTTCTTCATGTATTGCAGAACCCATGTCTAATCTGTAATTGAATAGTGGTGTGGCATATGACTTACCACTGTCAAGAATTAGATCTTCGGAGACTGCTCTTGGTCTGATGTTTTGGTCGATCTTCCACTGCGATCCTCTCTTGTGAAGTTTGAGAAGTTTAGTTGCATGATGACGAGTAATAAGGTAGCAAGCAGCAGAAAAGTCATTGATAAATCTATGATGTAATTTTAAAGTTATACCATTAGGATTTATAATAGTCAACTGTAAACAATCAAACGCTACAGGCACCCTACGTCTCACATCTCTCCATGTAAAATTCCAATGCCCTGCTAGTGAGAGATCAACATCATCTTCCATGATAACAATCTCATCATGATTTGTTTCTTCCACAAAATATTTGAGTGCAGATAGATGTGACATGACGCATGCCAACTCACCATCATTCATACTAGGTGGCACAGTTCCCTTGAGGTATGATTCATACTCTGCACCATCAATACCTGATATTCTATGATGATCTTTTATCTCCCAGTAATCAAACTGTTCCTCCATGTATTTTTTTCTGTCAGGAAATCTATCGAGATTTATCCACAAGACAGGAGGGAATTGTGCTAACTTGAATACTGCTTTGTTCTTATCCATTTCTCCTCTTGATATAATCAACTTCCTCGTAATATTTTAGCAAAGACTTCTTACCTTTCACCTTGAGTTCTTCCCATAATTTTTTATTATCTTCACAGTAAGGGTTATTGAACCATGAGTTTTTTGTTCTACCATGCTCAAGATGAAATACATTTTCAGTCAATCTTGCAACGCTTGATAATAAATTGAATCTCATATGTCTTTCATCATCTTCATATCCATATGCTATGAAGTTTTCATTTTCACCACCTAATTTTTTATACTCTTCTGTATCAAAAAACTGACAGAATCCATACTTAGCATCCCACTTTCTCAATCTTCCATTGAATGCTTCAAAGTTGAATCCACTATTGATAAAAGCAGTTGCATGTTCATCAGAAATGTGGCATTGATACTGATACTCACCTAGACCGTATGGATACACACACTTTACAGGTTGACCACCCTCTGCATCAGGATGTACCCACCCCTTGACAATCATGTTCGTTGCATTGATGTATGAATCAAGTGGTAATATAATATCACTATCATAATTAGCAACGACTGGTGTTTCCACCATCCACAACATATCATTCAGTATTTTTGTTCTGTGAAAAGTAAAGTCATCACTCTGCTCAAAAATATGATGTATGCTTGCAAGCATTTCTGGTTCGAGTGCTTGTTCTAGTAATGGTTTTACATCTCGTAAATATACTGACTCTTTATCTACCTCTTTGACTATAATTCTACATGCGAAATTACGTGTGAGATATATCAATGTGGTTATGATATTTCTCATCCGATCAGCAGTTTCAATTCTCAATGGTATGATGAACGTACACTTGAGAAGATCAAATCTTTTTACCTCTTGTCCTTCGATCATAATACCTCCCAGTTGTCACAGTATAGGTCAGAAGTATCATGATCTTTTGTATACCCTGTACCAAACCATTTCTTTGGTGCAATGATTCTCTTGTCAGGGTTCTTACATAACCATGACCCCCACCATGAGAATGATGAGTTAGCAATAATAAAATCAGAACACATGGACATCATGCACAAATCTGCAAGATTGTCTCCACCTTCTGAGATAAGGAACCTGTCATCAGGGAACTCAGTGCTACACCATTGAGGATCA